TGTATTGATTATATCAAACAAGTATTGGGCAAGGAAGGTTTTGTTGCTTACTGTAGAGGTAATGTTATGAAGTACAATCATAGAGCCATGTACAAAAATGCCACGCCTGTAGAAGACTTAAAGAAAGCACAACAGTATCTGACATGGGCTAACGAAACATTAAGGGAAATACACAAGTGAGGGAAAAGAAAAAGTTTAGCGTTACATTTTTACTAGAAGTAGGTGAACCGTGTAACGTTCTATCAACTGTAGAGGATGCACATGTGGAAGATGTACATGATCTAATACACAATACGTTCCACGACATAGACGATGTGAATATAGAAAACTTAAATATAAGGGAGAGACTATGATTAATGCTAGTGACATCGAAGCATTTGAATATTATAACGAACTAGAATCAGGTAACGTGTTGCCTACAGACTATCAAACGTTTATACACAAATCCAGGTACTCCAAGTGGCTACCCAAAGAACTAAGACGTGAGAGTTGGGCAGAGACAGTTGACCGTTACATGAAGAATATTGTTGCTGACAAGCTTGGTAAAAAAGATTACGATGATATAAGAAAAGCTATACTTACCTTAGAAGTCATGCCATCCATGAGGGCTATGATGACTGCAGGTGCAGCAGCAGACAGAGATAATACATGTATATACAACTGTAGCTACCTACCTGTAGATGATCCAAAGTCTTTTGATGAAGCTATGTTTATCCTTCTCTGTGGCACTGGCGTTGGCTTTAGTGTAGAGAGACAATACATAAACAAGCTACCTGAAGTACCTGACTTATATGACAGTGAGACTACCATCGTAGTGCAGGACAGCAAAGAAGGTTGGGCTAAATCTTTTAGACAACTACTAGCTTTACTGTGGGCAGGTGAGATACCTAAGTGGAACATGTCTAAGATCAGACCTGCAGGAGCTAGACTAGAAACGTTTGGTGGTAGAGCTAGTGGCCCTGCTCCATTGGTAGATCTGTTTAATTTTACTGTACAAACATTTAAAAACGCACAAGGACGTAAACTAAACGCACTAGAGTGTCACGATATCATGTGCTTTGTAGGACAGATAGTAGTTTCTGGTGGCGTTAGACGCAGTGCTATGATATCATTATCAAACCTGAGTGATGATCGTATGCGCCATGCTAAGTCAGGACAATGGTGGGAAAGTGCAGGGCATCGTGCTCTAGCAAATAACTCTGTATCTTACACAGAGAAGCCCGACATGGACTCCTTCTTGCGTGAGTGGACATCACTTGTAGAAAGTAAATCTGGTGAAAGGGGAATATTTAACCGTGAAGCATCTAAGAAACAAGCTGCAAAGTATGACAGGCGTGATCCTGATTTTGAGTTTGGAACTAATCCATGTAGTGAGATTATACTCAGACCGTATCAGTTCTGTAATCTTACGGAAGTTGTGGTACGAGCCACAGACACGATTGAAGACTTGGAAAGAAAAGTCAGATGTGCCGCAATACTTGGGACGATCCAAAGCACGTACACTAAGTTCCCATATCTGCGAAAGGTGTGGCAGCGAAATACCGAAGAAGAACGATTGTTGGGTTTGTCACTCACAGGGATAATGGATAACCCTTTAATGACAACAAAGAATAAAGGTCTTAATAAAACATTGGAGTTTCTAAGAGATGTATCTGTATCTACTAATGCTGAATATGCTAGTCTTTTTAACATACCCTGCTCTGCTGCGATTAGCTGCAACAAACCATCGGGAACTGTCTCACAGTTGGTTGACAGTGCCAGTGGTATACACTCTCGTCATAGTGCATATTATATCCGTACTGTTCGCGCTGACGTAAACGATCCACTGACACAGTTTATGAAAGATCAAGGCATACCTAATGAGCCATGCGTTATGAAACCTGACACAACTGTAGTGTTTAGTTTTCCTATAAAGTCTCCTAACAAAGCAGTTACTCGTAATGACCTAACAGCTATTGAACAACTAGAGACATGGCTAGAGTATCAAAGACATTGGTGCGAGCATAAACCTAGCGTCACCTGCACTGTTCGTGATGATGAATGGCTAGACGTAGGTGCATTTGTTTACAAGCACTTTGACGAAATGAGTGGTATATCCTTCCTGCCCCACTCAGATCACACATACCAACAAGCACCCTATCAGGAGTGTAGCAAAGAAGAGTATAACGAACTCTTCAAGGCTATGCCTCGTAACATAGAGTGGTCAGCTTTGTGTGATTATGAAAAGGAAGATAACACAGTAGCTATGCAAACACTTGCCTGTAGTGGCGATACGTGTGAGCTAGTTGACTTAACATAAAGGAAAGTAAATGGAAACGTTTGGAATATTTGTTGTTATAGTAGCCCTAATGGGATGGTTTGGTGAAGTAACTACGCCACCTGCTACTGAAGATCCTACTGAAATAGTAGAAAGCACAGAGTAATGTATGTTCTAGTACTTATAATGTCTATTGCTCCAGGATATATTCAGGTTCAAGCAGTAAATCATGTGTATCCTACTATGGAGATGTGCAAAGATGGTGCATCTTACATACGTGGGGAGCTTATGAGTGCTAGACCATCACCTCAGTCCACTGTGTCTGCTTACTGTACTGAGATACCAACAGAGGTTTAATGGATATAGAACGTGAAGCAAAGGTACACATGGAAAGAAAGTTAAAGCTTTTCTTTGAGGAGCTAGAGGTAAAGCTACGGCCTGTAAGAAAACACATAGAAGAAAATCTGCGTGAAGATATATACAAAGTCAGAGCTTTACAAGACATAGATGATATACTTATGATAGCCAAGTACGCTTCAGAAAAGTATGGTCTAAAATAACAGGGTAGCCGTTGACTTAGTGTTGGCGGCTACTATGGTTTTGCAGCATTCTTATACAGAGATAGTATAGCTTTGAACTGGTTTAACTCAGAGGGAGTCATTGTCAATGGATCTTTTATCTCTAACTTCTTTAGTTCTTCCTCTGTCGCACCTTCATCTCGTAGCTGATCTAAGCGTATCTTGTGAAATGTCTTCTTAGCATTCTTGTACTGCTCACTGTTACCAGAGTAGTTTATGGTATCATACTTTTGTTTATTTATTCTGTGCTCTTCAGACAACACAGGCATAGCCTCATTAACGGCTGCTCTAGTTTGTTTTAATATCTTATTTACTTCTTGTCTTCTGTAAGTGTTAGTGCCGTTTATAAAGTTCTTATCTGCTAGCAGAACTCTGGCTTTTCTCTCCAGTAAAGGTGACAAGGTTTCATTAAACAATCTATCGTACATAGCTACTTGACTTCTCTTGTTAGCTTTAAATCCTCGCAGCCCTGCCATAGTGTATACTTTTTCTGCAGCAGTTTTAGATGGCACTACCCTTACCCCAAAGATAGAGGCTAACGGATTAGGATCATACAAGTCACCCTCTCTAGTTGATACACGTAACTTACTAAAATCATTCTCTTCATTAACGTCACGGAATATGTCTAGTATATTGTCTAGATATCTTGTTGCCTCTAGAGTAAACACTTCCGTACCACTTCTTTTGACTAGCTCCATCTTACCTGTTTCAGGGTCAATGACAGCTTTCTGTCTTTTGTCTTTGTGTATATCTGTATCACGAATAAACCCTACAGCCCTGTCCACAGTTTGAAAAGGTCTAGTAAAGCCAGCTAAGAAACTACCTGCTCGTCTTTGTAGTTCTGCTGCACCAGCTTCCCCATTTGTTTCATCAAACATCATATCTAGTATTCTGTACATGTCGTTACCAAACTGTATGTCTTTAGCGAACTGACCTACACCTACTTGTACAAGCGCATCTTCTAGTGCTTCAGGTGTAGCTTTAGCAAAGTATGGTATTCCATCTTTCGTGGTAGGATCTGCCTCACCTACACCACCAAACTTACCTTGCCTTGCTAACTGGTTAAACAATCTACCCATAGCTAAGAACTCAGACATAGGAAAAGCATTCTTTGTATCAATGGTTGTGCCACCACCTACGTCTAGCTGTGTGGACTCCAACCCTCTGTCTTGTCTCTCTTGATCCATACGAGCAGCTAAGATTAAACCAGTAGTACCCACAGC